CACCAGTCTTTCTCAAATCCTTCTGCACATGACGCATCACTTTAGACTGACGGTCATCACCACCAAGGGTTCCACCTTTCTTAGACTCTTTGCCAGTAGTGTAGTCCTTACCAGTCTCTTTTGCGTAACGTGTACGTTCGTCTAGTGAGAACTCCTCTTTCTTCAGACCCAACTTGCGCTTAATTTTATCACGAATACCCTCTTTCTTAGGAGGTGAAAGTTTTGCACCTGCCTTAGCAAGACGTTCACGGGCAGTGCTGCCACTCTTCATGTAGTTAGAAGAACCAGAAGACTTCTGACGTTTGGCATAATCCATGTAGGACTCACCTGGCTTCAGTTTCTTAGGATCTGATTTGGGTTTGGATGCTGCAGCACGGTCTTCACGTGCTCTCTGGTTTGCACCAGGACCACCAAGTTTACGATCCTTTTCAGGATCGGGATGCCACATGTCAGCACGTTCTGCTAGATCAGGGTGGGGTGCATACAGGGGACCTTCATAGTTCCCTGCAAACTCCACACCCTCTGCTACTTTTTTGCGGACTTCTCCTTCTCGATACGAGCAGACATCTTCCTGATGGCATCAATACTCATGTTACCGACACCAGTGAAACCTGCTTTAGAAGGATCGGGTTGCTTCTTAGAATCATCCTTGTAACCACCAGCAGCACGAGCAGCACGACGGTTCTCATCGAGTGCTTCTTCCTTCATTGCCTTTCTCTTTGCTGCTGCCTTAGCAAGAAGTCTCTTCTTAGCAGCATCAGCATCTGCCTGAGGAATACGATAACCAGCACGGTCAGTCTTGATCTTTTGATCAACTTTACCAGGCTCGTAACCTTCGTTTTCCTGAGGAGGATTCAGTTTCTTAGAAACCTTATTTGCTGCACCTTGAACTGCAGCAGCACCGACTTGTTTAGCAGCACCCTTGGCAGCACCTTTGGCACCAACCAGAGCAGCTTTTCCTAGAGAACCAGCAGCAGCTTTTGCAAGTGCGGGAACAGCAGCAAGTAGAGGTGCTGCCTCATCAACCTGCTCAACCTCTTCCTTTTTATATTCAGGATGGTCATCCAGTTTCATGCCTCTCTTCTTCTCAAGACGTGCTTTCTTTTCAGCAGTCTTCTTAGGATCGGGCTTGGTGTTGTCATGCTCTTCTGACTGCATACCAGAACGTTTGCGATCATGATCGGTAGTTCTCTGCTGCATCAGTTTCTTGGCAATGGTCTTACGACGATTCATCAGATACTTATCAGAAGAATCCTTCTTGCCGTCATTGTTCACATCACCATCTTCCTTACCCACGGGATCTAGTTTCTCAGAAACCAGTTCCTCTTTCTTAGGCATCACTTTGATAGCAGTCTTCTTAGACTTCTTACCATAACCTTCAACCATCTCTTCCTGATGATGAACATGCTCAGAATGTGCCTCAGAGACCAGAACTTGCATGTCTGCCATGGGAACGTTCTTCTCAACACCATGCTCGAACATCACATCATACCATGCAACCTGACCTTCAGCATCGGGAATAGCATGTTGACCGTAGATGCACTCACCAACACCCCACTCAGCATGTTCAACTTTCTTGGAGCAATCATGAGTCTTGTGATAACCCTTGCCACCACAATGCTTGCAACCTTTACCACCACAATCGGGGCACTTTGCCTTACCTTCGGTGATCACTTCTTCACCAAGACGAGTTGCAACTTTGTCAGCACCCTTGGAGATAACTCGTGAGGTCTTGCCAACAACTTTCTTGACACCTCTCTTGATCATAGTGCCAAGACCAGAACCTTTCTGCTGCTTTGCTTTTGCTCTAGCAGCATTCTGTGTCTTAGCAGAAGCAACAGTGCTTGTGGAGTCACTGCTGGATGAATCACTACCACCCTTAGCAGGAGTGTTTTGCATCGAAGTGCGTTTTGCCTTGATTCTTGATGCCTCTCTCTCACCTTGGAATGTGCCCACTGCCTTACCAGCATTAGTAGCAAGAGACTTACCTGCTCTCTTGATACCACTCTTAAGTGCACTACCTGCTGCTCTCATCGCACCCTTGACTTTATCGGCACGGGATGCAGGAGTGGACGCAGAAGATGCTGCTGCTTTCTTCATTGCAGCACCAGTAGCAAGTCTATCCTTTGCCTGGTCTCTACGACGTTGGATCTCCTTAGGATCCATTCTCTCCATCAGGAACTCTTCGTCGTCGAACAGTTCAACGAAATCTTCAACAACGAAACCATCTTCTTCTGCTTCTAGAAGTGCTTCAATGAAGAGTTCTGTCAGTTCTTCTTCGGTATACTCATCAACCCAGTCCTCAAAGAAGAAATCAATATCTTCTTTCTTGAGATTTGCTTTACGATACTTCAAATCGGCACGGGTGCCAGCATCCATTTTACCTTGAGACTTGGGTTTGGTCTTGCCACCTACATCAGGTTGCATACCAGGATTTGCTGCCTTGACTCTGCGACCATGGGTATATTCAGCACCTGATTGCTTAGAGTCACCTGACACCATCTTTCCACCTTGGGAACGAGAGTCAGCATACTCTTTGTCAGACTGCCCATGCTTGCCTTTATAGACTTCCTGAACCATCTTACCCGTTTCGGGATTGATAGATTCATTCTTTCTGATGTCAGACAAAATATTTTCGATACCGTTTAGTTTCATTTGCCTTCGGTTGGTTTCCTTCTTTTATTTAGTTTATCTTTGACTCCAGAGAATTTTAGACTAGGTTGCCCAGGAGTCATTGCTGCAACCTTTCTAGTCAATTCAGGAGTTCCCATCTCACCCATGGGGGTAAAATCAAATCCTGCCACTTCGGTCAGAGATGAGATCCATGAACGGAACTTTCTCTTCTGCTCATCTATGTATAAAACGTAGTTAGGTCCTCTGTACACCACTCTACCGATGACACCACTGTCATCATGCTGTACGAAAGCACCAACCTTCATAATGTTTTCATTGAAAAACTGATCCCTATGCTCCACAGGGTCCAACTTAGGTGCAATCTCCCAGAGATTTGCATTTACACCCAAGTCAAAATCTTCAGTCACTTCGACTGACATACCCATGCCAGAACGAACACGACCTAGCAACTTCTCAACCTCATCATCCTTCAGTGCCTTAGGAATACCTGAACGGAATGTCTTGAAGTCACCTTCTGCTGCTGCAGCACGTAGTTTGGATGCTGACATACCCTCAACACCTTCAGCATCAGGGTCACGGGCACCTGCAGAAACAACATTGATGGCAGCAAAATCATAGAGATTGCCGTTGTACTTCTCTAGTAGACTCTGAAACTCTTGGACACGATCATCACCAACAACCAGTGTCACTTCGGAGTAACCATCCTTAGCAAAACCCTGCATGACATCAAAAACATTCTTAGTGTTACCACTATTCACAATCTGATCAGCATGTTTAGGATATGCCTTCTTCATGATACCAATCTTATACCCAGGTTCCAGAGGGTTTTTCTTTCCATCCGACACACGGGAAGGATAGATACGATACTCTTGAACATTAGGAACTCTGGACACTGCATCCAGTAGTTTCTCATGTCCCACAGTGGGAGGATTGAAACGACCAAACGTGAATGCAATATGTCCACCCTCTTCGGGTGCTTCCTCTTCACCTGCAGGTGCTTGCTGTTGCTCAGGGTCTGCTTGCTGCTGGATTGCTGCTGCCTGCTCTGGAGTAACCTTCTCCAATTTGGCACCACCATTCACAGACTTAGCAACAATGTTGCCCTGTCTGTCAGCATAGTAACCTTTTCCTGCGTGTGTGAGACCCATTCTTGCTGCCTGCTCACCAGCAGCAGTACGGGCTTCAGTGAGAAAATCCGAAAACTTTTTCATTTACTCCAATTCTTTTCTACTGAGAAATTTGCGTGACTAAATTCAAGACGGTTCACGAGTTTGACGGCATAACCGTCTTGAATAGCAACGAAACCTTCGGGGGGAGTAGGCTCATAAGAGTGATGCCCCCGTTTGATGTAAGTGGTGAAGGTCTTCACAGACCCAAGGGATTTAACCGTCATATTTTTTGCAGATTGGATGCTCTTATAAGCAGCAATCAGCAGATAAATCGACGAGGAGTTCCTTGCGATGTAGCTCAGACCTTCGTTCTTCATCTGAATATATTTATCCTTTGACGCAGTTGACTTTACTGAGTCGATCTTTTTGGTGAAATGTGTTGCATAATACCATTGCAATTCATGAATGACACGAGTACATTCGGGCAATTCTTGATTGCTACGAATGTATGAATTGAAGAATGGTTTGCAGATGTCATACATCTTGTGCTTGTTAGCAGCAATCTCATTGATGACTTGCTTGCACCCAGTCAATCGGACTTGTGCCATAGAGACAAGACGATCAAATTCTTTAAGATCAGTATCAGACAGATAGCAGAGATTAAAGGGATCATCATGATACGCATGATGAACAAACACGTCGTCACAGTCCACCAGTTCCGAAGTATCCACACCAAACTTGCTGTGCATGGTAGCAAAAGTAGGTCCGTAATACCACGTGTGAAAGACGATGCCAACACTTGCTTTGGCAATCTGCCTACCAAGGTGCGTGTCACATCCAACGGTGTAAGTGAGAGTATTAGGAGTAAAACACCAGTGTTTTGCTCCACCTGTAGATACAATTTTTTTGTCGTCTGTAAAGAGAAGATCACCCTGAAGAACTCCCTTGATGTTTAGCTTTGGCAGGTGCTCAAGACAGGCATGAAGTTTCTCTGCCAACTGACCATCATAATGAAAGTCAATGTCCTTGTGTGAGTAGCAGATCTTAGGTGATTTCTTGTTGAACACCGACTTGGTGCCAACAAAGAACATACCGTTGTCAGGATCTGTACCACAGACAACTGCTGGTGCACCATCATACTTGACGGTGATAGTGGATGAAGATCCAAGACCAGTCAGTCTCTTACGGAGATTGCGAAGAACGGAAAAGACACGACGTGCACCGAGGTAACCCTCGTTCAGCAGTTCGTCTTCCAGGTGCTCAAGGTGGGTGTTTTTCATACCTGTATTATACACCGAAAAGGACTGTCGTGCAAGGGGAGTGGACAGTTCCTTAAACGAACATCCCCTTGTCACTCATGTATTTCAGAGTCTCTTTCAAAGTGCCACGGTGATCCAAACCAATAGCAACCTGAGGATACTCTGCAGCAGGACCAAACTCTGCTCGAAATTGTTTGTCAGTAAAATCAGTATCAAGTGAGAACTGTCTCACATCTTGTCCACATGCTTCAAGAACCATGACTGCTCGTTCACATTCTTGACTACCGTTGCTATAAACTAGTGCTTGCATTTTAGGTCTTGTAATTACCATTTGTTTTCTTTTATCACACCAGACATAGTTAGTAATTCTACCTTCTTTGTCTATAACACTGTACTCACTCATCGGTGAAGTGGTCCATACATTCTAATCCAGCAGGACTGCAGTGAGCAGCATCATAAAGATGATCGAGAATCTCTCCCAATTCCTGATACCGTTTGTTGTTCATGTGCTGCAATGCTAGCACCTGTTCTTTACGAACAATTGCTTCTACCTCTTGCCACTGTCGTTCAGTCACGTTGCCTCCAATCATCAGGTTTGTCTTGTTTGAACCAGTCTACAATTTCATCTGCAGAACCGAACCCCGTTTTGTAATTAGATGGGTCGGGGTCACCTAGTCCCATCTTATTCATAAAATCATCCATACTGCCCTCCTCAATATCTTGAGCAGCCTGACGACGTGCTTTATTTAACCAGTCTCTAGCAGTGGTATATCTCTTGGCAAGTTTCTCTGCCCAGATCATATCATCTAGTTTGACTTCCTCCTTGTTAGCAATCTTTTTACAGATGAATTCTAGTCGTAACCTGTATTGAGTGGATAGCATATTTACTCGTCTGTCAAATAGTGCTCTAATTGATTTATCCTTTGAAACTCAGCATATGCTGCTTCAGAACGTACATGAAGAACGTCACGAATATCATCCATGATGAATGTAGGGTCAACACCGTCTTCAAGGTACTTGTCAATGGCTTCTTTCAGGTATCTATACCTGTGCCATTCTTGTGAGTATGGTTTGTACATGATGTTGTAGTATTTTCACCTCATCATTATACACTATTTAAACAAGTTGTCAATCACTGCAATTTATAATATGGGGCAGAGATAATAGACTTAGATGCTGCATACAAGAGCATGTCTTCACACACCTGATCCTTTTTGTCATCTGATAAACCTGAAATTATATCGTAGAGTTTTGCTGCAGAACCCATAGCATACAGGAAACCATCTAGTTCACCTTTCTTTGCTTTGTCTTGAAGTAATGTATCATACTTCGTTTCACTAAATGATGGTGATGTTGCTTTAATAACTCTTTTCACATCTTCTTGCAAAGAAGTAAATTTAGCACCTTTCTTCCTAACAATATCTGTAATGTCTGGAATTTGTGATACTCCATGTAATTTAAGAATTAGGTTGATTGATCCTAGACCAATCTTTCCCTGGTTGGCAGATGCCCCCTTAACCTCACCTTGAAATCCTGTTATAGATTTAGGTCCAGCAAAATTTCTAAACTGAATTCTAACCCCACTCTTAAATTCCATATACAAGTCAGCAGAATCTGCACCAGTTCTAAGGAACTTTTTAAAAAACTGATCTCTTGCTGTCTTAGGATCAACATTAACCTTGCTCAGGTTGGCACTAGATGTGATTTTCTTCAATGAAACACCAAACATAATAGGTCCCTGACCTTCACCAACTAATCTATGCATCATGCACTGATTCAAACCTTGCAAAGTATTCTCTTCTGCTAAACACCTATGTCTGTAATTATTTGTAGTGACATAGATGTCTGCGGGGGACCATTTATTGATGTCAATCCTGACACCTTCTGCTTTCTTTACTCTCTTAAATTGATTCTCAATGTAGTTCACCTCTGAAGATCCACGATGAAACTTAACCCCTTTACTTTTCAATCCTCTAAACTCATCCCAGAGTTTATTAGCACCCTTCACACAAGATGAAACCCAAGAGTCATCCATTTTAAAAATGTTTTCTCTTGTCTCATCAACATCAAACATACCTGCTGCTGCCTGTACTGTTTGTGGTGTAATATCTGCTGATGTAATATGTCTTCCTAGATTAAATGCAACTGCTGCATAGACTGCCTGACCTGATTCAGTCTTCTTAGTTTCTGCTGCACCCGCACCTGATCCTCCACGTTTACCTTTGAAAATAAATTTGATTGTAGAGCTAGCAGTTTCTTTAATTACAATCCCATCAAAACCAGACTCGCTTATTTTACTTTGAACAAAATCAGCATTACCGAAAGATGGTGTTGTGGAGGAACTATTCTTACCTTGCTTGAGTCCTGCTTCTAGTAGTCCAGCAATCATGTCTGCCCTAGCAGTTACCCTATCATCAACTTTGATTACAATTCTAGTTGTTCTTGAATTTGCATCAACCTGTGGTTCTTCTATACCTAAATCTTGCACCACTTTATTTACAGCAAGTAAAACTTCCGATAGGGTAGCCATAAAAAAGGGGGTAACTCTACCCCCTATCTATATCAGATGTCACCCTCTCGTCGATTCTCAGACTTATCAACAGAGAAACTTGCGTTCGGATATCGTGCCAGAAGTTTGTAAGTGTTCTGAATCACAACTTCGTCCAAGGTACAACCCAGAGCATTACATGCCTGCATGACATACCACATGACATCACCCAGTTCAATCAACAGGTGCTTCTTATTGTCATCGTTGAAGTCTTTACCTTGGAAGAGAATCTTTTTCACAATCTCAGTGAACTCTCCACCTTCAGCAGAGATACCAACAGCAGCAGTCAGCAGTCGATGAGTATCACACCCTTTGTTCTTCAGTTCTTCAATACGTTCGACAAAAGCATCGTGCTCAGAAGAAGCAGGACTGGTGATAGAGGTTACAAATTTTTGATACTCAGAGAAGTCTGCTTCAGGTCGTCCAGCATCTTTTTTCTTAGTCATAGTTTAGTGTTGCGAATTTGTCTTTAAAGGTTTTCACAGGTGCTTCTTCCTGTCCAGATTCCAGAAGATTACCACCTTCTGACTGATCACAATCATACAACCTCATCTTGTTTCTGTCAATACCCAGAACAAACTTACGGTTGACGGTTGGATCGTTGTATCGGTTCTTAAGTTGCTTCACCATAATCTGCCCGAGTTCCTCCAACTCTTCAGTAGAAATGAGGGCAAGCATGAGGTCAGCAGTAGCAGGGAGACCAAAGGATTCAGAAGTATCAGTAAGGTCAAGATCAGTGCTACCATAACCTGAACGTGTGGTTTGCGTAGCTGACACGACAGGGACCCCGTACTTACATGCCATGCCTCTGAGTTCTTCTGCGATTGATTTGATGTACGTGTACGAGTTAACGATGTTGTTTTTATATCGGGAAGAAGCACATATGTTAAGGTAATCCACGTAGACAATATCGGGCTTGAAATTCTTTTTGATAGCAAGATCATCAAGCAGAGACTCAAAGTGATTAACATGAGCAGATGCCGTAGGATATTCTTTGATGATGAGTCTACCCTGAGTCTTCTGCTGTAGTTGAACCACCTTCTTATCGAAGATTGAGTGAGTCAAATCACCCAAATCACGAACACCAACATTCAGCAAGTTAGCATCAATCCTTTCTGCAATCTTTTCTTCTGCCATCTCCATGGTGATGTACAAGACGTTCTTGCCATCGAGAAGATTTGCAGATGCACAGTGACACATAGCAAGAGACTTACCTACACCTGTACCAGCAAGGAAGATGTTGAGAGTTTTACGGGGGATCCCACCTTTAGTAACCTTATTTAGATACTCAATATCAAACGGGATCTTATCTTCAACACGATGATAGAACTCATATCGAGCATCAGAGTCCTCAAGGTAATCGTGACCGATAGTATTGTCAAAACATACCGACAATGCTTCAGAAAGAATCTGTGGAATGGCACCACGATCACGGTGCTTGTCCTGTCCATCAGCAATCTGGATAGACTCCATCAATGCAATGTAGACAGCACGTTCCTTGCACCACTTCTCAGTAGTGTCAACCAACCACTGCAGTTCATGATCCTCCTCTTCAAGAGAATCAATAGTGGTCAGACATTCTTTGAACAAATCCTCAGTTAGATCGAGACGGTTCTCAATCTCAACTCTCAGAATCTCCTTGGTTGGAGTCTGGTCGTAGTTCGTCACAAAGGTTTGAATGCTGTCGAAGCAAGTCTTCGTTGAGATCGACTCGAAATAATCCTTCTTCAGGAAGGGTATCACTTTCCTCAAGTATTCCTGATTGTTCAGGAGTTGATTCAGGATTAGGGTCTCGATTCTGTTCATTTAGTCGTTCACGTTGTTCATCAATGGTTTTAACAAACTGTTCTGCTTGGCTATACACTCTAACATAACGCCACTTCTTGGTGTTAATGTCAACGAGTTTATATGTTTCGAGTGTATCCTCTAGGATACACTCTGGAACTGCACATACAACGTTGTTATTCTCATCATAGACCGTAACGATGTTATTGTCAATGATGTCTTGAGCATTCATAGTATCACTGATACCATTTTCCATGCTCTCCATGAGTTCTAGACCTTCCTCAATTTCACGCATGAGTTTGTTTGCGTTTTCATTACAGTCTACGCACTCTTCGTCTAGAAATTTCTCATCGAATTCAGTCATTTTTATAGTGTAGATAGGTCGTTAGCAAATACTTTTGACCTGATTGGATAGGAGTCCCTGTGTGTGGATATTCCCAAGTGGGTGGAAAGACTAGAAGTCTACCAGTCTTGGGTTGAATAGTAGGACCACCTTCAAAGACAGTTTTACCACCCTTGAAATCCTCATTCAAATAGAATTGAAGTGCCAACCAACGACGTGCTGTGTCATGGTTGGTGACATCAACATGTCTATCAAATCTATCACCAGGATCATACCTTTTGAGAGTCAATGCTTCCAAACTCCAGGATCCAGGGAGAAGACTCAAATCATATTTGATTTGCTTGAAGTATTTAACTGTGCAATCCTTGACATGATCAATCAAATGATCATGCAATTCTTGGTTGACCTCTGGTAAGAAGAATCCTTTCCAAAATTTAGGACAGTTATCCAGATCAAACCTGTCCATCTGGAAATCATGTTCTCCTCTAGCATACTCACACAATTTTGCACATGTATTAGCAGGGAGAACGTCATTAAAAATACGAATGTGATTATGAACCATAGGTAAACTCCTTCTCTGCTGCTTTATCAAGTTGCATCATGACTTCGGGGGTGAAGTATTTTTCGGGATCAGCAAGTATAGCAGAAGGATAAACGGAAGATTCCCCAACAACAATCCGATTCCCCTTGCGGGTGAAGACTCCATGCTTCTCACCCAGTTCCAGTAGTCCATAATACTTATCCAGTCCGCGTTCGTCATAGTAGAGACGAATCTCAGCATCAGCATTCTCCTTGGTTAGACGAGACTTAGCAGTCTTTGCTTTGATAATGTTTCCAACGACTTCCTTTCCGTCCTTCTCTTTTTTCTTACTGAGATAAATGATTGTGCTACTAGCGTACTTAAGACCAGAACCACCACCCATTTCTTTTGTTGGAATATAAGCACCGACAACATCGTAGGTGTGATTTGTGACAAGCATTGGTACATTTGCTTTCCCCAGTTTGAGAGTCAGAACACGGAAGATCGACTTCACAACCTGAGCACGAGTCATGTCACGAGTATCTTTACCCGCTTCAGTGTCTTCGACTTCTTTGGTTGTGGAGAGCATCCCTAAAGAGTCTAGCACAAACATCATAGGTTTGCGTTCTTCTTCAGGTTGTGCTAAGTATTTGTCTAGGATTTTGATTGCTTGGTGCCTGAACTCCTGCACCGTAGTGACAGGAACTAGGACCATTCTCTTACTATCTATGTTACGACTCTCAATCATGTCACGAGAGATAGCAGACTCTGACTCAAAGTAGATGACACCTGCATCAGGGTCCATCTCAAGATAGTTCTTGACAATACTCAGGCAGAAGAAGGTCTTACCAGTAGAGGATTCACCTGCAATAGCAGTGATTTTGTTAGATGGAATGCCACCGTAGATACTACCAGACACCAGACCGTTGAAAATGTACGATCCAGTGTCAACAAATGCAGTAGTATCACCAGCAGCAACACCGTCAGCAACGATGCCTGCATATTCATTACCAATCTCTTTGGCAATATCTTCTAGGAAATTCATAGGAAAAATGATTCAAGTGTTGCGATTTTTTCTGCCTTCCAACCTATGACATCAAGGATGATCTTAAGTGGTTCAAGGAAACTCTTATCAAACTGTAGGTCATGATCGATGTATTTGTCAAGTCCGAGTTCAGTCGGGAACTCCTGAATGAAGGAGACCACGTTCTCACTGATCTTGTTAGGGACTTTTAGATACAGGAATCGGATCTTCTCACCGTCCTGAATCAAGGGATACTTACGATCAAGTTTGTTCTTTTTGATATGGTAGTTATACAGGATAGCACCACGGGCATGGATGGGTGTACCCTTACGATAAAGTGTTGTGTTGTCTTTGAACTTGGTCAGGTTGTTGCATGACCGTGGGAATGCAATCTGGTCAGGGGAGAGAGTCTTAAACTCCTCTCGGAATGCAGCAATAAACTGCTGAGTCTCCTCCTCACTACCAGACATGATGACCTTAAGTGCATCTTTAATCTTCTGCCTACAGGGTGCAGGTGTAGAAGACTTGACTGCTTCGATGCCCATCATCTTGAGTTTGGGTTCCTTGTATCGGACACCTTCACTGTCCCAGACGTTGAGGATATATCGTTTCTTGGCAGTCCAGATACCACGATCAGCAATGTTCTCACGTTTCATGAACATCTTCTGATCATATGCATTCACAAAGGTTGCCAGTTCTTCGTAAGAATTCTGGATATACTTTTCAAATTCCACTTCACACACCTTGTTAAGGAACCCAACAATGCTCGCACTGCTTTTCTCTCTGTCCTTGAATACAGTTTCAACCAGAGGACCCAGGTTAAGGTAAATAGAGTCAGTGTCACTAGCAATAACGTAGTCAGTATCATCGGTCTTTAGGATTTTATTCAGATAAGTGTTCATTTTGTCCTCAATCCATCGGATCGAGACCTGCCCAGACAGGGTGATTGCCTCAGCATTTGCCAGGTTGAAGTAACGAAAATACTGATTACCAATGGCACCATAAGCACTGTTCAGTTGGATCTTACGTGCCATCTGAATGTTGTTGTACTTGCTGATTGCCTTCTCCAGGTCCTTACTAGGAGTCTTTTCATACTCCTGCTTTGCCTGAAGCATCAGTTTCTTGTACTGTTTACGTTCATTGTAGATCTTCTGCATCATCTTGGGCAGAAATCCCTGACGAGTTGTGTCATAACATGCACCGTTGGCACATACAGTCTGACCCTTGAGATCAGAAAGATCAACTTCCTGATTGAGAATCTTGTCTACCGAGATCCCCGAATACCGATGCGGTAGTAACGTCTCTGGCGAGATGTTGTACTGCATAATGAGGTGAGGGTATAGGGAGTTGAGGTCAAAACTGACCACCCATTCATATAGTCCAGGAACAGGTTCCTTGACATACGCACCAGCATACTGAGCATCTTTGTTTGATTGCTTTTTCGGGGGGATGACAATGTTCTTCTCCTTCAGGAAGTTGTAAATCATGGTGTCCCACATGCGAACCTGTGAGTACACATCTTCAAAGTTGACCTTAGCATCGTATGCCATGGTCACAGCAAGTTCTACCAGTTTCATCTTGTCTTCCAACTGGTCAACAAGATTCACGTCATGGATGTTGTACTCAACAAACTTCTGCCAGTTCTTGCTGTAAAAATCTTTGAAGGTGTCATACTCACTGTGGTCCAACTTGCGGGCACCAAGTTCGACATTAGCAATGTGATCCAGACGATAAGATTCTTGGTTTGTGTAGGTGAACTTCTTATAGAGATCCATGTAGTCCAAGATAGACACACCTGCGATCTCATACTGAACATGTTTGCGTCCAGCAATCACGATCTCTCGTGCATTCACCCAACCCCAAGGAGAAAGACGATTGACTTCTTTCTCGTCAAGAATCCGTTGACAACGATTACAAATGTAGGGAATGTCATAGAGGTTGTTGTTCCAACCAGTCACAATATTAGGGCAGTTTTCATGCCAATAATCAATAAACCGACGCATCATCTCCTGCTCGTTATCGCAGAAGACATACGTCAGTTCGTTAGCATTCCAGTCAAAGGGACGTGTGCCCCAGGTGACAATCTCTTTGGAGATAAAGTCTTTGATAGTGATACAAAGAATCTCCTCAGCAGACTCTTCAACGGTAGGGAAACCGTTTTCAGATGCCACCTCAATGTCAATCGTCCAGATCTTGAGAGAGTTGAGATCCCAGTCAACATCACCCTTGTAGGTGTCTGAGATCCACTGATACACATAACGATCATTACCATAAACGTTGAAACCTTCAACGTTCTCATACTTCTGAAAGTATTCACGGCAGTCACGAATGCCTCCTGGTTGAACAGGAGCAACGAACTTACCGTCTAGGGTCTGATAGTCAGTATCCTTGTTAGAAGACACGAAGAGTGTGGGTTGAAAACGGTCACGACCACTGATGTGGTTACCATGATCTACCTCTCGGTAGTAAATGTAATCACCCCTTACTGCAACATTAGTGTACATCAACTCTCCTTCTGTGAATACGCAGCAGCAATATCTGCTGACGGATCCAGTATAGTAAAGATTGAGTCAGAAGTCAAGAAGAGATCACGTTGTGAAGTGTATTTTGGCCACTCTGTCAACTGTCCATCCTCAATGCTGTAGGCATCCTTGATAAAGAGTGATGGTTCTTCATCCATCTCTTCAATCATACCCACAACATAGACATCAGGTAAGGACTTCAGGAGTAATACTTTCAGCATGTTCTTCTTCACCTCCGATTAGTTTGTTATACTTCTCTGTAATAATTTCGTATGGTCGATAGATTGTAACGACCCATTCAATTGGGCACATGATTTTTTCCTCGGCAGACATGGGTGCCCAGGGATAGAAGATGACACTAATATCATCAATCTGTTGTGGTTCTTCAGTAATTACACTGAGATCTCTGTTCTCTCGTGCATCAACAATATAAGGTTTACCCAAAAGATATGCTACTGGTTTGTCAGGATTATCCTTCGGACAGATTTCTTGAATGTCAGCAATGACATCCTCACCGCTTTTTAGTCTTGCGATTCTTACGCTCATAATATTCCTCAATAACTTGATCGTATGCTTTACGAAGCAATCTGGTGATTGCTGCGTTCTCTGTAATATTCTGTTGTTCTTGAACTGACCGAATGTATGGAAGAACTTCTTCCACCATGCTTGCAGGCAATTCGATTAGGATTGTTTCTGTGTCCTCATAACTATTTTTTGGACACAAGTTTACAAACGTGTGCATAGGTGCCTCCAAAATAAAAGAGACCCGCACGGGTCTCTTTAATTGTATACTATATATCAGTATTCATCATCCCCAAATTTGGAACAAGTGTCTGGATTCTTTTTACAGAATTTATGGACATATGAATCCACATCAACTTCCATGGTGTAATGTGCATGTAAATGGAGCATCTGTACAAGACAGAGGAATCCAATTAACATCACATTAAAGTGAGTCACTGGGTGACTGATCACCTTCAGAATCTTTGATTTCATAAACCTTGAGTTGCTGATGTTCAGGAATGATCTTCTCTAATTCTATCACAAGAAGTCCATTTGTAAAGGTCACATTTCCAATTTTCACATCATCACTAATGTTGAAACCTCGTGCAAAGGTGCGACTTGCTACACCACGATGCATGTATTCTTCTTCACTTTTATTTCTATCTTTCTTAGAACTGATCAGTAGAACATTACTCTGTGTGGTCACTTCAAACTCATCCTTTGACCAACCTGCAAGTGCCATTTCAATTCTCCACTTGACATTACTTTCCCTGACTAGGTTGTAGGGTGGATAAGATTCGTTAACTGATCCCATTCCATAAGAATGTAGTCTATACATGAGATCATCGAGTCCAACACTGTATCTTTCTGTGGCATCGATGATGGCGTTCAAATCTTTTGACGCAAATTTTCTGAGTCCTGTCATTGTACTTCTCCTAGTAAGCGAGATTAGATTGTGTGGTCCCCGAAGGCAACCAC